AGGTAACTCGCAAACAGAACTTAAAAGCAGTAGGTGTAGATGTAGGTGGTTCTGGTGAATCATCAAAGAAGGTATACCGAAGGGCAGACCTTATTCGGCTGAAAATGCAAGACCCAGATCGGTATGATGCTCTAAGTCAAGAAATTATGACGGCATACCAAGAAGGTCGAGTTCGTTAAACTTTAGGAGATTTAATTATGGCATATCCAACACCAGCGGTAACCACAACAACCGCAGCAACGTTCATCCCAGAAATCTGGTCAGATGAAATCGTAGCCTCATACAAGAAAAACCTTGTATTGGCTAACCTCGTAATGAAGATGAACTTCAAGGGTAAGAAGGGTGATGTAGTTCACATTCCAGCTCCTACCCGTGGTTCAGCTTCTGCAAAAGCCGCCTCTACTGCTGTCACTTTGATTGCAGATACAGAGACAGAAGTTACTGTTAACATTAACAAGCACTTCGAGTACTCACGTTTCATTGAGGACATCGTTGAAGCACAAGCCTTGAATAGCCTTCGTCAGTTCTATACTGCTGATGCTGGTTACGCTCTGGCTCGTCAAGTAGACACTAGCTTGATCCAGTTGGGTCGTTCTGCCAATGGCGGTACTGCTGGTAGTGCACGTTACACAGGTGGTTTTGTTGGTGGCGATGGTACAACAGCCTTCGACTACTCAGCAAACACCAACACTGGTAATGCTTCTGCTCTGACCGATGCGGCTATTCGTCGTACTATTCAGCGTTTGGATGACAACGATACTCCTATGGATGGTCGTTTCTTTATCATTCCTCCTTCAAGCCGCAATACGTTGATGGGTCTTGCCCGTTACACTGAACAGGCTTTTGTGGGTAATGGTAATGCAATCCGCAATGGTGAAATCGGTCAACTGTATGGTATCCCCGTGTACACATCTAGCAATGCTGACCATGCGTCTGCAACTGCCGCTTACCCAACAAGCGGTACTTCTATTGCTCGTGTCTGCTTGATGGGTCACAAGGACTCTATGGTTTTGGTTGAGCAAGTGGGCATCCGTTCACAAACTCAGTACAAACAAGACTACTTGGCTACTTTGTTTACGTCTGATACTTTGTATGGCGTTGCCGCACTTCGTTCAGCCGCCACAACTGGTGAGGCTTTGTCTTCTTCCATGTTTGCCTTGGTTGTTCCTTCTTGATAACAACCTTTCCCCTCGCCTTCGGGTGGGGGGATTTTTACATTAAGGAGATTTATTATGGCAGCAGCAACAGCAGTTACTTCCCGCAGGGGAAATGACCAGTTCCGTGGTCTATTTACAGACACTTGGGATGTTTCTTGTACGCTTGATAGCGCATCAGTTCTTACGACTGCAACCGCTACAGATACAGTTACAGTACCAGGCGTTGCATTGGGCGACATGGTTATCGGTATGTCTGTTGGCGTTTCTGAGGCAGGTTTGGTTCGTAGAGCCTATGTTTCAGCCGCTGACACAGTTACTATCGTGACTTACAACCCTACAGCAGGTACTGTAGACTTGGCATCAACCACATTGAACCTTATTGTGGCTCGTGCGGTTTAATTAAAGGGGGCTAATACCCCCCTTTTTTTGGAGTTTTTATGGCTACTTTTCGTTGTTTACAGTCAGGAAATACAGTAACTTTCACCTATCAGCATGATATTGATAGCATGAAAGGTCATCAAGGATACGTTCTTGTTGAGGAAACTCCAAAGAAAGACGAAGACAAGCCTAAGTTGGGCAGACCAAAAAAAGAGGTTTCAAATGTCGGAAATTGATCCAAGAGAATTCGGAAAACTTGAAGCCCAAGTTGAGGCTTTACAGGCAGAAGTCCATGCACTTCGCCAAGATATTAAAACGCTTTTAGAAATGGCTAACAAGTCTAAAGGTGGGTTTTTCGTTGGAATGGCAATCGCCTCTATTGTTGGCGGTATCATTTCTTTCATTGCAACCAAGCTAGTTCGATAAGGATTTATATGCCACAAGTAGGAAACAAGAAATTCCCATACACAGAAAAAGGCGAGAAAGAAGCCAAAGAGTATGGCAAGAAGAAATCTATGCCTGTTACTGTAATGATTGCTATTGGTAAGCCTAAAGCCATGCCTACTCGTGGTGGTCGTACTGCTACTAACATGATGAAGAAATCTGGAAGAGGTAAATAATGTCATCTTTAACTACTCCCGTTACTTTACTTAGTGCTGTTACTGCCACAGGTGCTTCTAAGGCCGTTCAAGCCGATGCTGGTCAACCTGCATTCCTTCAAGTTACAGGCATCACGACTGCTACTGTTGCTTTCCAAGGAAGTTTAGATGGAACAACATACGCAACGATTGGCACAGCATTAACTGCTGATGGCATTGTTACTATTGCCAATGCTCCTAAGTATCTAAGAGCCAATTGCACAGCTTACACATCTGGAACAATTACCGCCAAGGTTTTGTACTAATATGAAAAAGACCAAAGCAGAAGCAAAAATCTCTACAGTACGAGTAACATACCCAAAAGGAACATAAGAGAGAAGACCATCTTTAATGTTGTTTATTGCAGAATTCATAGGAACCGCCTGCCAACCAAAGAGAGAACCAAAACAATCAGTAATGGAGAAAGAAGTTGAAAAGGAACAGTACGTTTTAACTGCCTCAAAAGAAATGGTAGTTGAAGCTGCAAAACTACCTTCGCCAAAGATTGCGTCAGTTGTGGAGGCAATAAAGACATCATACGCACTACGTTGCCCCACAATGAATTGTGTGGAAGTAGAGGTAACAACACCCCCAAAGAAACCACCAAGACCAAACCAAGAGTTGCTCGTTATAACGAGCTACGATATTCCGATACGAATTACCCTCAAAGGTACCCTCGTTAGTTTCTAAGATTATGGCTCCAATTTCAAATTTTTGCATATTCATTTTTTATATTAAATTGCCGATAACGACCTTTACCGAGCCATTGTGTCATATACGATTTTTCTTGCAATAGAGACTTTTCCACAACACCATTATCTTCAAGTATAGGCCAGAGAGGAGAGATACCAGAAAGGATTTTTGGTCTTATTAGATTTCTTGATGATACGTATGCTTTTTGATTCTTCAATTTGGGGTCTAGGAACGCTTTGGCCATATATTTAGCGAGATAGGAAGAGATTTTTTGGTCGCCGTCCGTCTCTTTGAAATATATGAATCCCTTTTGCCAAAGCCCTGCAACTGTACGAGATTTCCGTTCCTGTAGCCATAATTGAGAGGGTAGCCCCCAGCATAGAGAATGGAAATGAATTGCACCACGTTTCTGAAATTCTGGGACACATACGTAGGAGAACCCTTTGCCGAAGCGATAGCGTAACACTTTGATAAAATCAGTGAAATCCGCATACGCCCGTCTGATGTCAGTAATATTTTCTGCGTAGGTAAGAGTAAGGAGTACAGGTCGCTCACCTCGGCCAAGGTTAGAGGAAACAAGCCGTCTGAAACCCATACTAGCACGGCGTGCGTGGTCTGGTCGCCTTGCCACAATGTCCCCTCGAAGTGAATCTTCTCCACCAATGAAAATATTCTGCTTCCTAAGAGCATTTTGACGCCTTTTGAGGCTTGTTCCAGTTGGGTCGGGGAGATTTTTTTCATATTCAAATATTTCTATTAAGTTTCCTGTAATTATTGCCTTATTGTATCCCATTGTCTTCTTTTTTCGTATTAAGTTGGTTGTTTAGCAAGTCATTAAAAACTCGTTCTATAAATGAACTGTTTTACAAAAAGTGCAAGAACCATCACCACCAGAAAGACTATGAAATTCACAACGTCTTTCTTCGTGACGCAATACAGGATAAGCAGAACGGGTAATTTTTTGTGTAGTATCAAATATCTCACAAACACATCTTCTTATAAAAAAACACTTTATTGAAAAACCAGATTCAAAACGCTTCTTATCCTCATTATAAGATTGAGGATTAAGACCACGAACAAGACAAATACCCCAAATCTTTTTTACTGGAGGACGTGTAGAACTAGGACGAGGTGAACCCATAATCTTTGTTATTTCATACAACTCATTTGTAAGTCTACGAAACGATTTATCTACTTGTGCAAAATCTTGGGAAGAACCGTATATCTCAATTCCACATTTTGCACCTTGTGTTATCCAACGTCTAACTTCAAGTGATAAATCTGCCCAACCACGAGAATCAAAATAGTTTCCAACCTCGTCTATAATCACATCACATTGTTCATACTTAATTAACTGATCTAAATTATCCCAGTAAATTATAGGGATTTTCAAATCTTTTGTTACATACTGAAAAAAAGTATCTGA